GCTTTAATCGCAAAATAAGGTAGATTTTTAAATTCTCTATTCATAAACAACCGCCATTAACTCAAATTTCCCTAAAAGTATTTTATAACTCTTGCCTTGTCAATAAATTTTGGTTGATAGCTTCGGCATCTGCCAACCGCTTTTGTTTAATTTCCTCATAAGCTGCCAAGTAAGCAATGGCATCCTCTAGATTGTCGGCCTGCGCAAATGTGCTTTCTCGGCACAGCTTCAACGCCGACATTAAAAGCGCCACTGTTTCCGGCTGGAACTCATGCCCAGTTAATGCGCTCCAAACCTTTGCAATCTTGCAATGCATTGCGTATGCATCGCCATAAGTTGCCTGTCGGCTCTCTGTGAGTAAAGATCTGGATCTTTCAAAGATGTCATTATTCCGCATTGCGTAGCATGGCAACATTTACAATGTGCCTTTCAACCTCCCCAAATTCCCTATGCATTACCAAAAGTTTTAGATCCTGCCCAGCGCTCAAGCCTTTGCCGGCTGCGTAATGATCGCGGTTTGCCAATGTGCGGAAACTCTCAACTTTCATGCCTCTATATTCTTTTGCGCTGTCATGGTGTATATGGCCAGTTAATCCAAATCTATGCTCTGTTCGGCCCCATAGCGCCGCTGCCTCGGCTGCCGCCACAGATGGAACCTCTGCCATTTTGATGCTGTGGCCATGCGTTACCGCCAACATTACCTTGCCAAACTCATAATAATGCATTGCTCTTGGCTCGGTTTCGATTGTAACTCTTGGCTCATACTCATAAAGATAACTTAGAGCCAGCGCCATGCTCTGTGCCGAATGATCATCATGGTTGCCGATTGCGTTTATAACATGTACTTGCTCATGCTGTGTTAATGCTGATTCTATGCATTGGCGCATTGTGCGGATGGCAACCCTTATGATTTCGCTCCAGCTCTTGCTAACTGAAAGCTCATGGCCGGAGCGCAATGTTTTATTGGTTATAAAATCTGTGTGCATGAAATCGCCAAGGTTGATGATTACCGCCTCGCGCGTATCTGGCCCACAATGCTTAATCAGATAATCCACCGCTCCAACCAACTCGCTTTCTGCCCTGTCCAAATCAAAATCTTCATTGGCTCCGGTAACATGCTTGCTGGCAAATAAGCCTAAATGCGGATCTCCCATTGGAATAACTGAAAGCAGATCATCCCGATATTTTTTGATTGGCGCTTTCCTCGGCTTGAGCCTTGGCAATTTGTTTTTAAATTCGTTGAGAATTTCAGCAAGCGCATCCTCTTTGGGTTCCGCTTTCTCTTTCACCCAACGCATTATCTTATTGCCTTTGGCATCATAGAGCGTAGATGTACCAATTATGCTTGCCGCGCCTTGCTCCGATAAATCCACCGGATTTACAAAGCGCGCATTAACTGGGCCTTTTCCGCTCTTTAGCCTTTGAATGGTTTTTTCATTGATGCCGTATTGCTCGGCTAATCGGCGCATTAAGCCTGCTGGATATTTGCCAGCTTTCTTATGCTCGGCAAGAATTTGCAAAATCTCCGCGCGCTCTGCGTCTGAAAGATATTTTTTTTGTTTAATCATTGCGTTGATCGTAAACAGCAACTATAAAGCACCGGCAGCGATCCGCTCCGGCGCAATCCTCGTTTGGCGTACTGGGCAAATCCTCATAAGCATTTGCTGTTTTGCCGTCTGCCTCGGCGCATGCTTCGCATGTGTTTTGATCCAAGAGCGCCGAATATTCCAGATAATCCCATTCCTCTTTTAAAGCTTCGATTGCCTCGCCTCGGCCTTGTTGCATGCCACTATTGGCGGCATTGCCTGCGAAGCTGTCAACCCATTTATCAGATTGATTGGTTAAGATCCCAATAAGATTGCCGGCTGCCGAATCTGGCGCAACGCCCAAGATCAATTGCGTTGCCAGCTGATTGATTGCTCGCGTTTGCATCTCGTTAACAACCCTTGAAATGGTAAGCTCTGCCAATCTTGCGGCAATCTTGGCCACCGGTATTATCGGCGTTTCTATGCTCGCGCCTTGCTTGATTAATTCTTTGGCAATCTGCCTGCTCCCCGAAGTTGCAGCGCGCGCCAAAGCCTTTTCAATTTTCTTATAAACGCTGGATGGCGGCGTTAGCGTCATGCTGTATAGCTCGGACTCTGTAAGAGTTTTGCCAACTGCCGCAGCCTGTTTGATAAGATCCTCGCGCAACTGCGCCAGTATCTTGGCAACTTCCTGCTTGGCGCTCTCCAAATCCTCAACCAAGCCTTTTAAATCTAGATGCTGCTCAATGGCATTTGGCGGCCTGCTCAAAGTTATGCCATCAACAACATAATTTTTTTTTTCATCAGATGCGATTGGCTCCGCATCCTCGGCAGTTTCAACCGCTTTGATTTCCGGCGCTGCGTTTAGAAAGCGCAACTCTGGCTCTGATGTTTCGGTTGAATCTCCAAAGCCTCCAACCATCATGCTTGGCAACTGATCGCCACCATCTATGGCATCCAATCCAATTGCCGCTCTGGCTTCATTGATGGTTAAGATGCCGGCTTTAAGGTTTTCTCTTGTTCGCATGTGCAGATCGTTGACATTCTCGCGGAAAGCCTCAACCTGTGAAAGATCCCAATTAACTCTGATTTCCCCATTCTTTATGGTTTCATAATCTTCCCATTCGTTTAACAGATTCCATGTTAGGAATGAGCGCAGAGATTTTAGCTCTGGCGACATTGTACCGCGCCAAAAATCTTGCAATGCGCCCTCAAAGCTTGCTTTCTGATTAACATTCTTAAGGCCGACATAAGCGCCAACAAGGACCGGCGGCACGCCAAACGCCATACAGATTCGGCTTTCAATCTGGCCTGTTATGCTATCGGCTTCTAGCTCATTGAGATTTGCGCCGATCTTTTGAAACTCTGCGCTCTGGTCCAAAACAACAATGCCTTTTCTGTTGGACCCTCCGCGCGCGAATTTGCGCGCCCAGCGCTGTTGCAAGCTCTCGGCCTCTTCATTGGAAATGCGCCGGTCCTTAACAATCAATTGCCCACTAGGAACGCCATCATTATTGAAAAAGGCTCGCACATAATCTGTTTGTGCAATGTCGGCATCAATGGAACCAAGCGCAACCGCGACATTAGAAAGGCCATCATAAACAGAGCCAATGCCATGCCTGCGCCTAATCAAAAGCTCTTCCTCTTTAAACCTTATCTCTTTAACGCCGTTGTTGTAGCTGTAATAATCCAGCACATAGCCATTATTTGTGGTTAAATAATGCGGTTTGATATAAGCCGGATTTAGCAAGTGAAGCTCTACAAGATCGCCAGATCTGTTGCGCACCTTTTCGCAATAAACAATATCTGCGAAATTCTCCGAAGCTATCCAGCCGCGCAAGAAACTTTCTCCATCATCATGGAAATTCGGCTTGCTCATCAGAGCTAAGAGCGGATGATCTTCAACTCTTTCCCAAACGCCTTGCTTATTCTTGCGCTCGACAATCAAAACCGGATCGCAAGCGGCCTGCGCTTTCTTTTCGATACATGCAAAAACCAATTCATTGCGGCGCGAATAACGCAAAAGAGATTCAATCGAAGTATCCAGAGCCGGCGCTTTAGGCAATCCAGCCTTTTGCGTTGTTGCTTCAAGCTTTAACTCTATCGGCTGGTTTCGTTGTAAAAAGTTATTCCAGATTCCCATTCTCAAGCTCCATTTATAACCATATTCCAAGGCCTCGATTTAACGCCATTTCCACCATCAACGATCTGGCAATCACTGTATCATCATGCATGCCAGATGGCGCGCCATAGGAAATGCGGCCTGTTGATGCGCTCCGCTTTGCCTCATATGCTTCAAGCTCGCGCCTCCCATTCTCATCATTCACAAACAAAAACTCTTGCTTTTCCAAAGCCAATGCAAGGTTTTGAATCAATGGCGGCTTGCTCTGCGCTGTGGTTGTGAATCCCTCCACCGGCAAACCAGCCTTAACTAACTCTTCAAAGTTTGGCTGGCCGATTGAGTTTAATTCAACCAATGCGCTTTTAACCTGCCATTTCTCAAACAGCGCCTTTATTCGGCTGCGCTGCAATGCATAATCAATTTGATTGAAGCGCATCAGCTCCAGCTCTTTGGCACATTCGGCACAACCAACGCTAATGGCTGTGAAATCTTGGCTTTGTGCGAAGTCAACGCCGGCAATCACTCTATGGTTAAAATGCTGGCTTGGTTCCTGCGCTTCATGCTCAATGCAATTATCAATGTTTCTAAAAACTGATCCTTCCCCTTGCACAAACTCTGCCAAATACTCTTGCCGGAAAATCTGATCTGGTAACTCTAGGCGCGCTGCCTCAATCTCTGCCTTGGATATATACGGATTAACAGCAGTTGAGAATTGAAAGCTTGCCCATTCCTCCAAGCTCGGATCTAAACCGCGATTGTACAACCTAGAAAAATCATCAATGCCGCGCGGCGTACTGTAAAAATCTGCTCCACCTCTGAAATCTGTTAGCGTGGGCCTTATGATTGCGCTCCAACTGTCTAGCAGATTTGGGACCATGGCCGCTTCATCTATCAAAGCCAATGCATAGCGCCTGCCTCTTATCGCGTCTGGCGCGTCTAGGCTCCACATTTCAAAGGTTCCACCGGTAACAGTTTGGAAGTAATGCTCTGATTTGTTGGCCTTGGTTATAATCGGCCTGTATAGGTCCACAGCCGCGCGCCACGATTCGGCCATCATTTTATAAGTTGGACTAAACCAGCCAACCGGCTGGCCCTTTAAAATGAAATTCAAAGATCTGATCAATGCAATCTGCGTTTTGCCTGTGCGCCTGCCGGCACAAATCACATTGAAGCGGCGCAAATTATCAAGAATCTGTTTCTGTGCGGCATGCGGTTTGGGAATCTGGAGCCTAATCTTGTTAGGCTTCGATCCATTCAACTTCAATGCTGATTGCGCCTGTATGCTCATGGCTTTGCTTTTCAGTGAACAAGGAAAGATGTTTGCCTAACAGCTCCAATGCGCGCAATCTGTCTGCCGTCTTTTCCTCCACATTAAGCGCAATATCTTTGATGGCTGTTAAAACATCATCTGCCGCAATAATCTCTTTCTCGATTCTCTCGCTGATTAGCTCGTTAATCTTGGGAATCTTCAGCAACCTAGACGATCTAACCGCCAATGCATCATCTTTGCCAGAGTATCCGGCAGCTCTTGCCGCCTCGGTTCCATTCGGATTCTGCAAGTAAGCCTCAACAAAAAGCCTCTGCTTTACTGTCAATCCGTCAAATTGATTTTTGCTCGGTGTCTTCGGTTTCTTTGTCATTGCCTAAATGCTTTTGGATGTTTGCCTTGCAATCCTCGCAAAGCAAGCGCCTCTGATCTCTCAAAGGCCTGCCGCAAATGTCGCAGATAAAAAGCTGATCCTCTCCGCGTTTCTTCATTTCGGCTTTAAATCTTTCCGCTTTTCCAGCCAAACCTTAACTAAAATGTCGGCTGTTTTGCCGATAGCAAAGAGCGCAATAGGAACAATAACGCTTGTTATAGCTGGATCTATAACGCCAAATAAAAAAGCATAGCCGGCCGAAACAGTGCTTAAAACAAAATTGGTTGGTAGATGGTTATAACTTTCTGCCGGTGTCATTTCTTTTTAGGTTCCTTGGCAATCAGATCTTTAACCGCGTCTGCAATGTTGGCTGCCTGCTCGGCTTTCTCCAGAGTCTTTGAAACTTTACCGGTTGCAAGGCTCTTGCCAACTGCAAGGCCAATCTTTAATGCGTTGAAAATCTGATTTAATTTCATAAGTTTTGAATATGTCGGAGCCGGCAAACCGCTAAATTTCAGCTTGAGCAAACCTTTGGAAAGGCTTTACAACTCTTGCCGGCTCCAACCTGTTTATTACTTCAGAGATCCGCTTTGGATCTTGGCAGTAAACGCCTGCAAGCCAGCTATTGAAGCGGCAACATAAAGGCCGATTTCAACCGGCAAAAGATGAATAAATACGCTGCCAAGGTTGGCAACCTGTAAAATCAAAAGCAATATGCCCAACAATCTTGAAGTTTCCATTTAGTTTTTAGTTTCTCCTATTTCGTTTTGATGATATTTCCCAGATGATCAAAGAGCCTCTGGCCCAAAGAGCTGCGCCGATTCTCCACCAATACGCAATCAATGGTTTTCTGCCTGTTGCGATCCATCGCAGCATAAACCCTTTGTTGCCATTCTTGATATTGGAAAGCTGGAATTGTGAGACAACCGGCAGAATGTGTGCGATCTGCCGCGTCTTTATTCATGCCGCCTCTGTGGATGTTTATATATCGCGCGGTTGATGGTTTGCCGGCTCGCGTACATGGCAAAGCAATGCCCTCGGGAAATGCTCGCAAAGCCTTATGGCTGCCTTTATGCAAGCCTTGCGCAAAGGTATATTTGCCAAGGTTGAGTTGCGCCAGCGGTTGGCCATTTTTAAAAACGAAAGCCGGATCTGTGTTTGCGTTGAAAGTATCAAAGATGCCATTAGGACCAATCAAAACTGCCGCATCATCATAAATATTAAAATCATTTGCCGGTCCTCCCATGCTTGAAAGGTAATAACCGCGAATAAAGATCAACGCCGCGTTCTTATCCGCATTAATCCCATAATGCAAACAGATCTGCGCAGCCTCCGCTCTGGTAATCCTCGGCCTGCTTGGCGGCAATATATCGCTCATGGCTCAAACTTTAAGAGCCATTGCTTTTACTGTCAACCTTTTTTAGCTGTTTTGGTTTGGTTTATATGCTCTAGATTCTGAATTGTAGAGCCTTTGATTGCCTTTGAAAATGTTTCTGCATCCTCATAAAAACGAAATACAGCCAAGATCTCTTTGCCGTTTAAGACTGCATGCCAGCCATCTAGGTTGTGATAAATCGTTTCAACTGCTGTTTCTTTTTGCATAATCTCCCCTTAAATAATCCATGATCAAGTCGGCTGCTTTCTTCCAGTCTCGGCAAACCTCCACAGCATAGCCCTGCGCTTGAAGCTCTGCAAGCCAATGCTTTTGCTCGGCTCTCACTGTACCGCGCTTGCTCTTTAGCTCGATCCAAAAACCATGAAAGCCAGAGCGCGCCACCGGTAAAAAGAGATCTGGAACGCCTGCTTTTTGGCCAAGCAGTTTGAATAATCCGCTTGCCGCTTTTGATTTATAGGCTCCATTTGGAATGTGGAAAAGCAGAGCCAGCTCTGGTTTGGTTTTCTTGCCCAGCTCTGCCCATTCCATCAAAGCAATCTGAATTTGGTTTTCTGTCGGATGTAAAGCCGGCGCTCTGCGTTTCTTAACTTTCATCAATCAACCCATTTGGCATGTGCGGCAATGTCCTTATAGCGGATGCATGCAAGCAGATCTTGGCGCTTGGGCCTTGTATAAAAGCAATATTGCGCTTGCTCCGGCTTATCGGTTTCAATCGGCATTACCAAGCTTTCTGCGATTTCCTGCAATCTCCATTTGGAAATTAACAGAAAATGATCTGGCCGCTCGAAAGCAAAGAATTGGCATTTGCCGGAATAGAGCCAACCAGCTTTGCCGGCATTGTTTTTAAACTCTAACCAAAGCCATTTGGTTTGGGTTGCGTTGTTGCGATCCAATGCTTTTAAAGCTTTAACATCAACCAAGATATCAAAGCCATCTTTGATAATGCGCCAATCCCATTTCTCAAAGCGGTTCTCATCCTCGGTTGCTTTGATGGTTTGCCAGCCTCGGCGCTGCATGATCTCGGCAAAGCGCCTTTCTGCCTGCATGCCTGTTTTATAGGCTCTAAGTTTCTTATCTGCCTCTGTTCTAAGATACATGGTTTAACCTTTCTTAACCTTGTTGTAAGGATTATGGAGCGCCATAACCTCCGCTTTTGCCTCTGCCTCTGCCTGCGCTCTTGGCATGTTGCCGCAAAACTCTTTGATTGCGGCGCGCTCTTCAATTTCAAATGCAAGCCTTTCCAGCCTCATGGCGGCTCTTTCCTCTTTCGTTAAGCCTCTGCCTATGGTTTCCCAATCAAACATGGTTGCAACGCCCTCCAACGCCAAGCAAAGCGCCATTGGCATCATGATGATGCACAAAGCCTGTGCCGAAACAGATCTTGCAATCATGCTTGCGCTCGATTGCCTGCCTCGGCTGGCTCTGGTTTGCTCTATGTGCGGCAACTAGAAGCTCTGCGTTAAAGCTTGGCGAATCGTTGCCCTGTGCAATCTTTTGCGCTCTCATCTGCAAGGCTTGGTTATAAAGGCCATTGTACTGCTCTGGCTTTATGCCGGCTGCCTCCAGTATCTCAACCCATGCAAGGCCTGTTAGCTCTGCATCTTTGGCATCCATGATCTGCCAACCATTGGTTAAGCGCCATTTGTTGATGATGCCACAGACTGCGCGCAGAGCCTCGGCTTTATTCTTCGGCCTCGTATTTGTCAAAGATCTCGGCATACTCTGCAAGCTTTTCTGCTGATCCCTTTTTCGCTCCAACTGTGTTTTGGTGTATTCCTCTGCCATTGAAAGCCTCCGCGTTTAAGATCCAGTTTCTCCAAGTTGCCTGCCAATCCAGACGGATGGCAGAGTTTCCGCTTTTGCTCCGGTAATAATTACAAAACTTTTCAGTTTCAAGTTCAACATCAATGCTTGGGTTTCTTTCCCTTGCCCAAGATCGCATTGGTTCAGTTAGTAAAAACTTATCCGGCAATCTACCGCCTCGCGTTGGCGCAACTTGTTGCGCGTTACCCGATAGATTAGATTCTTGTTTAGATTCATTCTCTTTCTTATTCTTACTCTTACTCTTATCTCTTACTCTGTCGCGTGACACTGGCATTACATCAGCATTACACTGCTCTTTCTTTCTTGCCTTGGTAACTCGTAACCTGTTGTTTTCTTTGGCGTTTAGCTCTTTCGCTAATCGGCGCGACATTATCGTTACAATGCCATTACAGAAAATTACATCTGCTGCATTTGTGCGCTCCAGCTCTGCCAATCCGCTTTCCATTTCTTCGGGAAAGCAGCCAATGAGCCGGCACAGCTCTTGGATGGTTCCAGTTAGCTGCGCCTGCTCGGCCTCCATCATTACGCAAAGCAAGTTGATCCATATTCCATGGGTTTGCATTGAGCATTTGCCCAATGCCGGATCTGCCAGCCATGCGCCCCATTCAAATTTTTGCCACCAAATGCCTTTTGCCATTAAAACGCCTCTTGCGAATCTGTCTCCACCTGCTCCGCGTCTATCGTTTCCGGCTCTGGGTTCAGCAGTTGCTCAAGCCTAAATTGCAACTCTTCCAATACAATCTGCAAATGCTCGGCTTTATGATCTGCCAAGGCCTTTGGCTCCGATTCCAAAACAAGGTTGGCAAATTCCGTTAGGCTCTTGCGGTTCCATGTGGCATCCCCAAGATCGTTGAGCTGTCGGCATACAGCTGACATTTGCTCTATGATCTGGCCGCGCTCTCCCATTGTCTGCGTAAGCTCTGGCGCTTGCTTAGGCTCTGCGTTGATTTTAACGCCTATGCTCTCCGCTTCATGGAAAGGCTGCGCGCTCGGTATCGCTTCAATTTCCGTTTCATCCAGCATGCCAAGGCCACAGATTGAAAGAGTAACGCGGCGCTTTGCCTTTGTAACTGCTTTCATAAGTGAATTGCCGAAGCTGCCGCCCATGTCTTTTTTAGATACAACGCCAATATCAGAATCAGATCGGCCGCTCGCGTCAGTGGCTGCCACTGTAACCAAGATTTGATCGTCAATAATCTGAATGTCTGGCTTGGCAATGCTGATGCCGTAGCGCTTGCGAAGCTGATCTGTTGCATCTTTCCGCGCGTAGAGTGTCAATCGGCCGTTAAGTTTTATGTATTCAAAAGGCTTGGTTAGTGGGTTCAATCCAAGGCTCTCACAAACAGATTTATAATAGTTCAATCTGTCTGCTGGCGTGAGTTGTGCAAGATCGCCATTGAGCAGCACCTGCTCCATTGCAAGCATTGGATCTGTTGCGGTTGAAAGTTGCGCCTCTGTTTTCACTGTCTGCAATTTGTTTTGCTTTGTCATTTGTTTGCCTCCAAAAAGGTTGCCAAGCCGGAGCGTTTGATTGGAATATTGCTAGATACTCTTTCACGCGAAGCCGGCTTGGCAATGTTGATATTGGTTTTAAAAGTATCTAGCAAGGAAATCTTAAACCATAGGTTTTCTTTTTGCAAGTAGGAAATTAAAAAGCCTCTAGCGATTAAGCTAAAGGCTTTCTTCCCGTTTAGAACATCCAATTTAAACGCCGTTGCGCGGCGCGTTGCCTCGGCAGATCAAAGGCTCTGCTTTTGCCTCTTAGCTTTGCGGCGTGTCCGTTGCTGGATCTTGTTTCACCGGCTCCCAGTAACCGCGCGGCCGTTTCAAAACTCTAAATGATCGGCATCTAATGCATCTGTTGCATCAATGCGCTGCCGCCTCTCATCAATCGCGGCTTGCAACACTCTTTCTGTAAAGCCTTGCAAGGTAGTTTCAAGCAGTTTAACCGCATGCAACTTTCTTTTCAAATACCAGACGCGAAGCGCCAGCCAGATTGTTACCGCGCCAAGCGCCGCAATTATTGCCCATTCAAACATTTGCTTGCTCCTTTTTCTGCAATCGCGCAATGCGCTTATTGATTTCCAGATGGTTGCCTCTGATTACCGGATCGCGCCGAAGCTCAATAAAGGTATCGCTCCAGATGATTTCGTTAATCAATTCTCTCATCAGTCTTTTTAGAAACTTCATTGCTTGCCCTCCATTTATCATTTAAAAGATTTCTGATCTCTGCTCTAATCGCTCTGATGCTGTCCTCCAGAGTTTCGATTGACTCAAAGATTTCTGTTTTGCGTTTGTAGGATTCTGCAAGATCGCGTTTAAGATCTTGCAGATGCCCATTCATTAACCGCAATCGGCTGAAATCTGACATTCTCTTTTTACCTCTCTGTTATCCATGCTCCGAACATCAGAACAAGCAAGAAAACGATTCCAACCGCTAAATAAACTATTGCTGCATCCATTGTTTGTGCCTCCAGTTATGGCTTTAAGCCATGGTTAATAGGTTTCAAAGCTGATTTCTGCTTTGATTTTGTAAGCCTCTTGCTCTCCAATCTGCAACTCATAGCCGGCAAACACTGGATATAGATCCTCTATTGCCTGCGCATCTTGGTTGTAGGCTCTTAAAATCGCGCCTCTTGCTGTCAGATCAATGCTGAAATTGATTTGCTCCACCATCAAATGAAATACAATGGAAAAGAAAGCAAGTTTCTGCATCCTTAATGGCGCTGTCTGTGCTGTCTGTGCTGTTTCGTTGCTCATGATTAAAAGAGATCTCCAAAGGTTGGCGGCGTTGGCCGTCTCATGTCTGCATCTAACTGCCCAGTTTCGCGCAAAAATTCATAGGTTTTCAGATCATCCTCATAACTTTTGAATCTTGCCAAAACCAAATCATCTTTTGCGATCTGCTCGTTGCGGCGCTTGCTCTCAAGCTGTGCCGGTTGCTGTGCTGTGCTTTCCATTGTCTGCCTCCAAATTACAAACCTGCTCCAAGATTGCCCCATGATCTGCCGGCGTTTGCTCCACAAAGCTTGTTGCCGGTTGATTGTAAAGAGCAACCATTTTCTCCACTAAGCCAGCGCTTGGCTTAGATCTGCCCATTTCAATGCGGCAAAGCCATTGCGCAGAAATGCCAAGCTCTCTTGCTGCATCCTGCTGCTTTAGATTTGCCGCGTGTCTGTGTGCCTTTATGGCTCTTGCATTAAACATACTGGAAAAGATTAAACCAAAAGTTTTATTTCTGCAAGTCTAACTTTAAGGCTCGGCAATGTATTGCTTAAACATCATGGAAATGCGCGCTGCCGTAATTGGCGAAATGTCTTTGCGCTTATCCATGAAATATGGGAATTGGGTTTTAGCCTTGCGCTTGATCTGGTTCTTTGTAAAACCTGCATCAATCAGCTGATTAACCATCTGCCGGCATTTGGCCGCGCCGATTCTGTGGCCTGTCTTAAGCCGTCTGCCATCAAAGGCCAAAAGCTTTTCGGCCGTCTGGCGTTTAATGCTTTTGTTTTCTTTGATGAGCCTCCGCAAACCGCTTAGGCTCACGCCGCTTTGCTCCGCGATCCAGCGCAAGCCAAGGCCTCTGCGCCTAAGCTTTGCCACATGCAATTTAGCCGGCTTTGGATCAACCAAGATTGGGCCTTTCTGGATTCTCTGAATTGCGTTTCTGTGGTAATAACGCCGGTTGGCCTCTTTGCACAGATCGCACCGGCAACCGGCTGTGTATTTAGAGCGCATGCCGCATGGCTTGGTTAAGCTGTTTTCTTTTAGCTGTTTAAATCTTGCCTGCTGTTGCTCAAGCAATCTCTTTTTTTTCGTCATGTTTGCACCTCTCAAATATCCATTAAATATCTTTGGTAAACCATCGCGATTTTTGCCGCTGTCAATGCTGTTATCTGCTTGCCTCGCGGTTTGTATGGCAATTGGCTTTTGGCCAATCTCTGAATCTGCATCTTGGAAAAGCCGGCTTTAATCAACTCATCCAACATGGCATAAGTTTTGGCTGCTTTAACTTTATGCTTTGCTTTAACCCTGCTGCCGTCAATCGCCAAGATCCGTTGCGCTGTGTCGCGTCTGATCTGCTTTCTGATTGCAACCATCTGGCGCAATGTGCTGCGATCCAATCCGGCTTGCTCGGCAATCCATTTGAAGCCGAAGCCTTGCCGGCGCAGTTTGGCAATATGCTTTGCCACCGGCTCGATTGGCATTAAAACTTTGCCGCTCTTTGCTTGCCGGAGCCGATAAGCTCGCAAATAAAGCCGGTTGGCAGATGCGCACAATTCGCATCTGCAACCAGCCAAGTACCTGCTCCGATTTCCGCAAGGCAGTTTCTTTGCGCTTTCGCGCAATGCTTCAAGCCTCTTGGCTTTCCGCTCCAATAGAGTTTTGGTTGCGCCTCTCATTCCTTTGCCTCCATCTGTCCAGATCGCTGGCATGAATCCTAGGCCTGCCAGCCGTTAAGCGCGTTCTAAGCAGATTTTGAACCTCTGCCAAGCCTTGGGCCTGCTTGGCTGTCAAAACATGGCCAGCGCGCCTTATTTCGTCAATCAAATCTAATGCTTCAAATGTATTCATTGGGTTTTTTTGCTTTTCTTTTCTTTTGCGTTTAGCTCGGCAAGCGCTGTGGCATTTGCATAAGCCTTGTTTGCCGTATTCCAATGC